GGAAGAACCCATTTTTATGAACAGCAAATCCGACATGCTTGGTGTTGAGAGCGTACAGGTTGCTTGAGGCGCAATACCTGTCAGGGAAGACGTCAGTTCCTTCAAAATGAACTCCACTAAACCCGGCTTTAGCTGTCTTCACACCTTCAGTGAATCTCTGCTGTACCTGGAGAATATTTAAAAGAATGTCATAATTGGCTTCATCTGTTGCCATGAGATCCGGTCTTGCCATCTTGCCTTTGCCGTACGCAGCAGCGGTTTTAATATCACGCAATGCGCCTAAGCTAAGAACTGTTGTGGTTGAAGACCCTTTGCCTGTCCAAACCTTAGTCCCGTCTGCCGACACGATATCATTTGAAGCATATCCGCCGTAATTCGTGGTTGCGGTTGTGTCACAAACCGAATTCAACCCGGTCAGGTTTTCAGAATCCCCCTCAAGCCCGTTGTAAATTGAAGTAGCAAGGATATCTCTCAAGGATTCTTGAGCGCCTTCCAATTCTTCGGACACAAGATTAATCAATCCTTCAGGGCCAGAGTTTTTAAGCTCGTCTACTCTAAGGATCGTGCCATTTCCATAAGCATGTTTCCAGGCAAAATTCACCTGAGTGATTGCTTCTTTTTTGGTAGAGTCAAGCGTTCCACCTCGGGTGTAAAATCCGCTCGAGTTCCCGTCATACCTGATGGGCACTGAAATCTGAACACCCCCAGACGGGCGCTTCCAGATTCCTTTTTTTTGTTTAAGTAAATAATCAAGCAGAAAAGATGTTTCAAAGTAATTATCTTCTGCTTTTCCGTTTTCAATTAGAAACCAGTCGTTTGTGACCGCTTCAAGTTGTGCTAAGATAGCCATAGTTTCGTTTCCTTATGAGGCCTGCCGCGCCAAAAGCCGCTTTAAAAGAACATTATCTCTGCCGCCGAACTTATCCGGGTTTGTCATTTCCGGAGATTTGTCCGGGCTCAAGATACGCCCCCCTGTTGTTGTAGCTATTGATTTTGACCTGCCTGCTGATTTAAGTTCTTTGTAAATTCTTTCTTCCGTTGCCTTTTCAGCCGCTTTGATTTTTTCCTGCATACTGGCATCCCCGGCTATCGAATAATACGCGGAGATCGCGTTGTGGCCTGGATGGTCATCAATATATTTTTTGATGCTACCATCCTCCATCATCGCTTTTACGTCAGGTTTATCTTTGAAAAATTCATGGTAATTCTGTTCAACCTTTCCTTTGTAAGATAACTCCTGTTCCTGTTTAGCCCGTGCCTGTTCTGCTGCCGCCAGGTCTGATTTGATTTCATACGCAAGCTGCTGCGCAAGGTTTGAAAAAAACGCCTTAGGATTGCTTGTTACCTGATCAATAATATCATCATCATCCATAGACATGATGTTGTTAAAGCTTGGCGACTCCTTAGCCGGCTTTTCCGCCGGTTTCTGTGCATCTTCAAGCTTCCTTTTAAGCTCGTTCTTTTCCTCGATCAATTCTTTGAACCTGGGATGCTCATGGAAGTCTTGTTTTTCTGGCGGGTCTTCTGATGTATTTTGCTCCGCATCATCGGAGGTGTCTTCCTGAGTATCTGCTTCCTTTTTTACTTCCTGATACTCTACTGTTGAGACAAGACCGTCATCGCCTTCTATCGGTTTTAACTCCACGTCAGGTGACGACCCTGCGTCGACCACATCCTCTGATATGGTTTCTTTGTTAGCGTCGTTGATTTCTTCTGTCATTTTTCTTCCTTTTGTTAAAAATTGTTGTAAATTATATACTTATCGCATTTCTTTCTCTGTATTTTTTATGTAATTGTTCTTTCATCCTTTTTTTTCGGCCTTCTTTATCCGGGCGTTTTGGTTTTTCCCCCGGCTCAAGTGGCCTTAGTCCCTCTCCTTTCATCCATACTTGATAATTCTCCCTGGTTGGGTGTCTCAAAAACTCTTGACAATGTGGTTTGTCTGGATTTTTATCAACGACATCCAGCACAGACTTTATCCAGCCTGCATCACCTGGGGCTGTTTGAGAAAATGTGATAATCTTTTTGGCTATGCCACCACATTCACAAACACAGGTATTCCCAAATTCGTATGGGATGAACAACTCCTTTATTTTACCGCAATCCTGACATTCAAAATCGTGGATGATCATTGCAGCCCCCAAGATGTGCTGCAAACAGTACAACTAAAAGCATCCTCTGAGAAAAAAACATGTCCATAATTACATTCAGGGCAAACTCTAAACGGCTCGCAGTCGTCTTTCCAATCCTTTTTCTTCATCATCACATACATTGCTGCAATATCTTCTTTTGTCTGAGCGTCAAACCACTTTTTCCCAAACTTTGCCTTGTTTTTATCGAGAAACCCCGTTTTGATTTTCTGTGCTGCCTTCTCTTTAAATAATTGCATTTCTTGTGTATTGCTAATTATCATTTCACCTCCTGGTTATTTGAGGCCATACCCCGTTCGTCATATCCGCCTTTGTCATCTCTGCCTTTTTTCACCGCAGCGGCCTGTATCCTGGCGATAGCCTCTGCTTTCTGGATTTTAATATTGTCCCTGTCAAGTTCTAATCCGGCAACCTTGATCTGGCCTTCCTGAACCCTTAGCTGTCTATCTGTTATTTCGCTTTCGATTTTCTGTTTTATGAGTTCAATATCTGCCTGCTCTTTTGCTGCCTGTGCCATACTTTTCTGTATTTCGGCCTGGGCTTTCTGCGCGCTGATCTGGACCTTGGATTGTTCAATTTGCATTTTTTGTGCTGCTTCCTGTATGGCCGGATCTGGCTGCTGCTTGCCTGACATCTGTTTTAATATCTGCGCAAAGTTAGGAATCTTGCCTTCCTTAACTGCTCTTTCGATTTCTTTGTCATCCATTTTAGATAGTTGCTTAAACATCTGTAGAATCTGCCCTGGGATTCCTATCATTGAAAGCTTTTGGATATACTGACCAATTGGGCCCTCTCTCATTCTTTCTACAACATCTGTGTAATTATCCCAGTCAAGTTTCTTAAGAAGCTCTTCCTGGTCTATCGTTCCCATTTTAAAGAGAGAAATAGCCTCTTCTCTTCTCTGTATATGTGATGTTGGTAAAGTAGACCCGGACACGACATTGATTTTGCCCGGTATCTGAAGAACATCACGGTCTATTGCAATTGTTTCATCTTCTCCGTTTTTCTGGAATGTGATATAGCGGGGTCTTTTGTAAAAGCTTTGCGAGAGAGAAAGGAACATTCGACCTCTTTCACGAAGCATTTTAGAATAGTTTCTGGTTTTGCCTCTAACCATTCTGCTTGCTTCTTCAAGGAGCATAGCGATAGCCTTGGCAGCGATAACCTCTGAGCCTTTTTTCTGGCCCTGCATGACGTCATTAAAGGAACCGGCAATCTCATTAAAGAAATCTTTATACACACTTGCAGCTGTCACCAGGTCGCCTGGAATAGCCGGCGGGTTGACGAACTGAATAGCCCTGGCAACTAAATGGTTGGTTGGATTAATGATACCAGCCATATTGTCCATTTCATCGTTTGTGACGCCCGAGTCCCTGGGGTTTATCAGTTTTGGCCTGGATACCTTGTCTTTAAACATTGTAAACTGACTTAAAGACTTGTTGACCTCAACATTTAAATGTTCAAGCTGCTCAAAGTCTGAAATGCCTAATGGGCTGTTCGGGTCCGTAACAGAATGTGTGTGAGAGACCGGAAACCTGGAATATAAATATTGTTTTTGGAGTGTTTCTTCGTCAAGTTCTGTATTGATGGAAGGGTTGTATTCATCGTCTAACACAACCTCGCCTGCATTACAGACCCTTACTCTTCTGATGTTTCCTGGGTAAACTGGCTTCCCATTAGCTTCAGAATAATCTTTCGCCCAGGCCTCAATAACAAACAACTCGTCAGAATCTTCACCAGATGGTGCGTCCCCAGATATCCATCTTGTCAAAGAACTAAGAACGATCTGTTTTAAACCCGAGGCTCTTGTTTGTTCTTCTTCGCGCTCATCCCCTATCTGCTGCAACAAAGAAAGGTCGCCTGTGATAATATTTGCATGTTCAGGCCATTTTCTCCTCGCTTCCCGGAGGGTCATGGGATACCATCTTAGAAAGGCTTCGGACTTACTAACCTTTCTTTCTTTCGGCGGGTAGAGAGAATAATATAAAGGGTCAAGAGTTTCTGTTTCCACTTCACCGTCCGGAAAATTTATATCAGGATTAAACGACATAAACTCACCTACGGACCCGTAAAGCTCTCCTATATGAACGGATTCCTCAAAGCTGTGCTGTTGTTCTGTTTCGTTGTACCAACTGTCAGTAACCCTCACTAACAAAGAAAGGGCATCTTGTGCATCCTCTCCCATCTCGCCGGCCTGGACTGCGTTGAAAGTGGGATTTGAGTCCGTGAGCATGTTGACTGTTTTTTGATGATGAGCGCCTAATAGATTTGCAGACAAAAGTTTCGAGCTTTCGTTTTTCCAGTGCTTGTTTTTCCTCAGTTTATAAAACCTATTACACCTTTCAGCAAACTTAATCGTTTCTCGATATTTAAGAATTTCTTCAAGCATCTCGACAACTGCAAAACCTACTCCATCACTATCTTTTGCCGGTATAATCTCAGTTTCCATGCTGTTCCCTTTTGTGCCGTGCCAGGCTTGTTTGATGTTGATACTCCTTGTCGCATTGATCACACCTAAATGTGTTTGATATTTTTACCAGCTCGCTTGTCCCGTCAGAAATTTCTATAGTGATTTCATCTTCTTTCTCAAAGGGCCTTAGCCGGCAATACGGACATTTAAAGTCCTGCCAGGTCAGGCTCGAATGGAATGGATCTGGAACGCCATTTTCCGGCATCAGGCTTGAAAACATGCCCGGAGTCATTGGCACAGAAAGCTTACTGATGTCTGTATAACAAAATGGCTGTCTGCAAAAATCACAGAGTACTCGTTTATTACTCATTATGAATAATCTAACCTCTCTTCATCAAAAATATCTGGTTTTTCTTCATATATTTCTTTTTTAGCAGGTTTTGACATAAGCATGTCTCGGTCCGCCTTAGTCCCCATATACCAGCCCAGGGCTAAAACCAAGATGTGGCTTGCCAATAAAACAATTAAGATTGCTATGTTCATGCGTACACCTGCTGCTCCAGTTCCCTGATGGCTTTTTCATGTGTGTATTGTGCATGGACTTCTTGTGTTGTCGGAATCAGTTCTTTTCTTTCGATTGCCTGTTCCCATGGACGGGTTACCATTAATGTGTGCACAATTGCTCCTGCAATATTAATAACTGGATTGCTGTCCTGTTTGGCTGTTTTGTCTTGGACAAACGACAAGATATGATTTCTCAATAAAACACAGCCGTTGATATAAAAAGTTTTGCAGCTCTCAGACAAGGCTGTTTTTAATCGAGCTGTATATATTCCAAACGCATCTGGTCTCTCACTGTCGATCGGGGCGCTTATTAAGACAGGATTGTCTTTTTTGTTTTTCTCGTTTACAATTGACATTAGTTTCTCAGGATTGCCCCACCATGTTGAAATAACTCCCTGCCCGTAGTCTTTTTGTATTCTCTGCGCCGCCTCAATGATCCTGTGCGGGTCATCTGACTCATATTCTTCTAAGCAATGAACAATATTTGTTTTATGATCTACTCCAGTTGTTATTAAAAACCCGTCCTGCTCAAAAGTAGGCAGGACCATACCGCCCGTGATATGAGAGTATTGAGAGTCCCCGTCTGTCCAGGCAAATGGCCTGATATGTGTTCGCTGTCCAATAATTTCAGCTATATGTTGATTGACCACCGGGTCACCGAATAATTGTTTTGTAAATTTAGGCATATATATTCCAAATAAACGATATACTTTTGTAAAACCCCAGGGATTTGTCTATAGTATATTCTGTTTTAGCGATTTCGTTCATGACAAATCCATCCCCTTTAATCCCATATACTCAATTTCAAGCGCATATCTGACCGCATCAATGTAATGATTGTTCTTATCCTCTGGTATCGGCAGGCTGTCACCGTTCTTATCTTTTTTCCACCCCCAGATAGTCAACTCATTCACGACCCCTTGCAGAGTTTCATCTACAATTATTTTATGCTGCTGTAGCCACTGAATGCCGAACAATATAGAATTGGGGCCTTTCTTGACTGCTTTGGCGTTAATTCCATTGTCTTGTAATTCCTTAATACTTTTAGGCTCTGCTGAATCGCAAAACACAGCGTTGTCACCAGTGTGGGGCTTTAATCGTTCCGCCAGTTGCGGGTTTGTCAATTCGGTCTGTGAAAAGCCGTCAAAAATATAAATTCTCTTTCGCTTCGGGTCGTAGTGTATCTTGACATATGCTGCAGGATCTTGAGAATACCCAAAATCAACGCCATGTCTGATATTGCCAAAGCTTTGTTTTGAGAGGTCCTCGACCCGCCAGTTTGTCAAAATTGAATCGCCTAAGGAACCCCAATTCCCATAGGTGTAGACCTCACGCCAGTAGGGGTCTGTCTCGTTCTCGAGCTCTTCGTGGTCTTCTGGATCAAGGAAAAGATTGTCCAGATGAGTGGTTTTTAAAATTCTAATCTTATCATTCTCAAAATGAGTCTGGTCGTCCTTCCAGTTGTTCGGGACAAAAAACTCTTTTACGATCCAGTGCGTTCGATAAATCGGGTTAAAAGAAAGTATAATGCGCTTCCTGATGCGCTTCCCGTCGTACACTGCCAGTCCCCTGAGTCTTTTCCTAAGCTGCTTGACGTCGTCTCTTGCTATCTCTGTGGCCTCTTCTATCCAGATATCAGTGATAACACCTTTCTTAGGTGTGATTGATTTTACTTTTTCAACATCATCCAGGCCCGAAAACAATATCTGGTAGCCGTTGACACATGTGATATGCCCCTGGCTTGGCACAATGTCGAACAGTCCCCGGCATTTGAGTTTGTTGATCGCCTTCTCAAGTTCATTAAAAACAGACTTGGTGAGAGAATTCCCCATTTTTCGGCAACACAAATAATTATGCCCGCCAGACAGGATATCCTCAATCGCCCTGGCTGCCACGAAATTTGATTTTCCGGAAGAGCTGCCACCATAGAAGATCTCAGTGTTCCTGGGGTTTTCCAGGTATGGGATATAAACGGGGTTATACATATCATAGCTGATATCTATTTCGTAATCGTATTTGACAGCGTTACTCATCAGCTTGTGACCTTTTGACTTTGATTTTTGTTACGTCTTTAACTTGAATATCTTGCTTGTCAGCCAACCCAAACACCCGTGCAATAATATTTGCATTAAGTAGGTCTGCCGCGGCTCCTGTGAATTTTTGGTCTCTGATAACTTGCTCTGCCTCGTGTACGATTACAGAAAAATCGTCATGCTTTT